GTGTAGCACACCTCTGGAGAGAGGTCTATAAATACTACTCTTATATAATACGAGGCACAAATCATGGAAAGAACCAGATTAGACGATATGCTCGCACGCTATGGCGAGGTATGCACTCAGAAAGTAGCCGCTCAATTGCTGAACGTGGTGCCGCGCACCATTCACCGAATGCTGGAAGAGGGGCGCTTGCGCCGGGTGGATCGCCGGGTGGACGTGCGCTCCATCTGCGAGTACATCGAGAACCCCAAACAGACCAACTTTGTGGCCAAGGCGAAGAATACCCGTCCGCGCAATACGATGAGCGAGAGCGATTTCTTTGCCGCGGCCCAGCAGGGCAGATGGGCACCCCGGCGCTAAGGGGGTGTCCTCATGGCAAAGAAGACACTATCAGGCAAGTTTCGCGGCAAGGTGACCATTGGCTACGCTCCGGACGGCAAGCCGATCTATAAGTATGTGACTGCGCCAACCCGCAGGGAACTGGAGAATGTGAAGGAAGCCGTCCGGGAGCACTACATCTTTGGCAGGGCGATTCCCCGGGATGTACAGTTTTACGAATATGCCGGGCAGTGGTACAAGACGAAGAAGGAGCCGTTCATCTCCAATGCCAGCCGATCGTATTACAAGACGTGCTTTGTCAAGCACCTTCTTCCGCGGTTTGGCATGCAGCACATGAAAGCCATTACGGCGGTGCAGATTCAGGAATTCGTCAACGGTTTCGCCGGAACCAGCAAGTCTCAGATCAACAACGTCATCGGAACCCTGAAGGCGATCTTTGCTTCGGCCTATGCGGAAGGGCTGATTGAGCGCGACCCAACGGTCGCGCTGATTCGGCCCAAGGCTTCCAAGGGCACCGGGCGCAGGGCGCTGACCCCGGAGGAGACTCAGCGCGTGCTGGAGACAATTCGAACCCACCCGGAGGGGCTGTTTCTGGCGATCCTCTATTATCTTGGCGTTCGCCGGGGTGAGGCGCTGGGGCTTAAGTGGGGAGATTTCGACTTTACTGTCGATCAGGTACACATCCAGCGGGATATCGACTTTACCGGTCCCACCGCCGTCGATGGCACTCTCAAGACGGAGGCCGCCGACCGCTTTGTCCCGATCCCAGAAAATCTGAAGGTGATGCTTCTTCCAAAGAGGGAGTCGGCGGACGCTTACGTGTTCCATACGCCGTCGGGTGCACCGCTTCCGCAGGCCAGCTATAAGCGCATGTGGTCGCGGCTGATGCTGGAATGCGGCTGCGTGGAGTGGCGCGAGGTCAAGCCGGGCGCCTCCCGCCCGAACGACATCATCAAGCAGGTCAAGCCCACGCTGACCCCGCACTACTTCCGCCACAACTACGTGACGCTCCTCTACGAAAGCGGCATCGACCCGTTGGTCGCTATGAAGATCGTAGGGCACACCGATTACCAGACGACAGCGAACATCTACACGCATCTCAAGGAGGAAACGCTGCGAAGGGCCTCGGTGAATATGGAGAAGGTGTTTGCCAAGAGGTCCGAGCAGGACGCACAGTAGAGAAAAAGGCCGTAAGCTGCGGAAAATATCCGCGCTTGCGGCCTTGTTGCTTGCTGAAAACTCGGCGGGTTTTCGTGGATGAAGGAATTGCCGGAAGGCTTTATGGATCTCAGAACGAAAGGATTCACTGGGTCAATGCGGCGGTATAGCCATTTGTTTGATCACCGGTTATGGTAATAAAATAGGATTCCCCCAGATGGGCGTCCCAGGAAACAGAATCCAGATATTGGGTAATCTCTTCAGGATAGATGTTTTCATAGTTGGGATCCACGTATTCTGTTATGATTCGAAACTGGATCGACAAATCTACGGTATCGGAGGGATTGTTTAATGCCTGCTGATTCCATACCACGATGAGTTCTTCATTGCGCTTGAGCAATGATCGATCTGCATTGGATATACCGCCGCTGTATTCGTGACCGTTTGCGCAATAATCATAGATCAACAGGCCCACGTCCTCTTCTGTATCCAGCTGTATGTGCAGCGTGATTTCATCGTCGGCGGGTACAGATTCGCTCGAAATGGTTTGACTGTATATTGCTATGGAACCCAACGCCAATGCGACGATTGCCGCAATCGCAGCGCCGATTTTTTTCATTTTGAATCATCCTTTTGCCTGCCAGCCTGAAACTGCCAGTTTCATTTTTTGAATGGCGGTGTGGCCGGAAGTATTTTATTCTTTCTTTCGCGTCATAAAAATTCCAATGCCTGCGCAAATGAGGACGATTGGCGCTACTCTGACGAACAGCCACTCCAATGCATGGAACCCTACTCCAAGGACGGCGGTTTCTGGTTCGCCGTAATCCCACCCCAGGTAAGGGCTTTTGATCAGGAAAAGGAGTACAAAAATCGCTACTATGACGGCGCATAATGCGACAAGTGACCAATGGAGGATTCTTCTTCGGGTGGTTTTCCTTCGCGCAAGCTGCAGGTTTATCACTTCCAGCTTTTCGCCAATTGCCTTTAGGGCATCGGGCTCTGCCTCAACAACCGTTTCTCCCAGCAACGTGCCAACGGGCGTTTCAAGGACTTCGGATATTGCAACCAACATATCGGAATCGGGAACGGACAGCCCTTGTTCCCATTTTGAAACGGTCTGTCGCACGACGTTCAGCTTAACGGCCAACTCTTGTTGCGAGAGCCCCTTGGATTTTCGAAGCGCTTTAATATTTTCGTTGAGCATAGTGATCGCCTCCTTTTCTCTCCGCTGCTGACACTATTATAGACAGAACAGTCCGTTGCCACAAGCAACGCGCATTAACATGCAGGAAATGGGGGAGCATTGCCGTGCGCAACGCGTTTCAACATACAGCAAATGGAATAACGCACACAAAAAGCTGTGGTAAAGAGATCTAAGTATCTCTGCCGCACGGCTGTTTTCTTATTTAGACCGTCATATTCCTCAAACATCTGCCTATGCCTGCCCCTGATCGAAAGGGGAGAGCAACCCGGACACCCGAATACATTCATCCACCTTTATCAGTTGTCATCCGATTGCAGCCGAAAGGGGGATTGTCCGCTTGTATCCGGTTCGACCAAAAATGCGGAACAAAAAATCCGGACTTGCTTTCACAAATCCGGATTTTAGTGGTCGAGGTGACAGGATTTGAACCTGCGACCTTTTGGTCCCGAAACGCATTGTCATCTTGCATATTATACTATATTCGCGGTATTATTTGAATATCCTGCCGCGCTAGTTTGTAAAATAAATTGATTGACTAATAGAGAATGCTTAATACCACATTCCTACCACATCGACAGCTATTTTAGCTGTTTTTTTCAACATCTGGCAACTCCATCGAAAGAGAATTCACTACGCGGGAATCCAGCCAATCATCCAAATACTTGACCATCTGATGCCGGGAAGCGGCCTCACGTTCTTTGGACAGATGGGTATACAGATCCAGCGTTACCCTGATGTCTGCGTGTCCTAAAAAGTACTGAGCAGCCTTTACCGGCACTCCAGCATCGTATAACGCCGTAGCGTATGTGTGACGGAGATCGTGCGCCCTGAACGAAAACTGTTTTCGTTCCTTGCCCGGAAGCGTATTGCCTTTCTTCGCCTTTCTGCGCTCTACGTCAGTCCTACGCCCGCGCTGTGTAGGAGTCTCGTCATTCAGGGTGCGCTCAAGCACTCGGCAGAAAGTTTCGAGCCCGCGAGATACTGCACTCTCGGTCAGGGGCTTTCCCTTGGCGGATAGGCATACGAAGCCGCTACGCTTTGCCGCAGGCACAGAAACCAGCGCGGCATACAGGGCTTTGCAGATCGGCAGAACGCGCAGTCCAGCATCCGTCTTTGCCCGTTGCTCAATGATGACTTGATTGCCCTTAACCACGGCAACAGCCCGAACTTCAAGCGTTCTCGCCTCAAGGTTTATGGCGTCCCAATCAAGGGCCATCATCTCCCCTCGTCGGAGGCCGCACAACAGCATTAGCATCACCCACAGCCCAGCATGGCTTGCAGGCGTATTCCAATTTTCAAGTATCAGCTCAACTTCCCAGCGTTCGAGGGCACGATGCGTCCCTTTTTCACTTACCGGTGCGATGAGATCCTCAGCAGGATTATCCGGGATGAGCTTGTTTTTTCGTGCCCGCTCGAATACCCTGCGGATGGCTTGTCGGTATTTATCCACCGTGGAATACGACATTCCAGCGACCTCATCAAGTGCCCGCTGCAGATCGGCCTCGCGCACATCGGCAACGCGCATATTCCCCAATCGCTTTACCAGCCGCTTATACGGCGCGGCGTTTCCGTCGAGATAGGCCTCGTTTACTCGCCCGCGGTAGGTTGCCAGAAAAATGTCCACCCACTTTGCTACGGTTATGTCTTTATCCAGCCTTAGCCCGGCGGCCCGCCGAGCCTTATATTCATCGCGCTTCCGTTCTGCTTCTGCCCGCGAATGGCCATAAAAGTATTTTCGATCAGGCCGCCCATCCGGCTTGTACCCAATCTGAATGGAGACTTGAATCAGGCCGTCAGGCCGTTCGCCTCTGCGCTTTTTCGCCATCAAGCCACCTCCACGACGTAGCCGCTTCCGGCAGGAACGAGGTGAATCAGGCGGCACTCTTTCAGCAGCCAATCAACCACAAACTTATCAAACTCCGCTTCGAGCGCAGATCGAAACTCGGCTAAGGGAACGCCAGAATCTGAAGCCAGATCGATGGCGGCAGCAGCGCATTGCCTGCGCCATTCAAGATTCGCACTAGAAAGCCTGTAATCCGCAGCGGAGATTAATCCGCGATCATGGCACTCTGCCAAAATATCTTCGGCATCATCCCAGCGCCCAAGCCGCATCATCCGCTCAGATTCGCCAAGTAGCGCTTCCCTATCGGCATTACCAACGATCGTGAAATACGCTTTCGCACCACAAGATGGGCAGGGAAGCTCCGCAACAGCGTGCGCGAAAGAAACGTCTTTGTGGCATTTACTGCACCAGGCAAGCTCCATATTGCACCTCATCCATTCTTTGTTCTCCGATTTTCCCATTTGGGGAAATGCATTTTACCATTTGGGGAAAACCATTTTCCCGTTTGGGGAAATCATACACTATGTATGTTCTATCAAGCGTATATACTACAGATATAGACCAGATATAAGTTCTAGTAGTAATATATAACGCGCGTACGCGCGCACGCGCGCGCGAGGGCCAGCTTGGAACCAACTTGAGACTAGCTTGAGACTAACTTAGAACCTAATTGCGTGCGCGCGCGAGGGCCTACTCACCATCTTTCCTGGATAACAGCGAGCATACGCCCCAAAGCTTTCGCGCTCTATCCAATGCGAGATTCCGCATTGGCATTGATCCCCTGCATAGATCGCATGCGGCGCATTTCTTCCACTGCCTTGTTGGTTACAACGATTGCGCCCTCCTGATCAAGACTTCGAACAGATTCGATCAAGAATCGCTCCTGCTCGCTCAATTGCACGAAATCGGCCGGAATGGAAACAGGAGGCGTTTCGATGCCTTCTAGCAGCAATTCCGGGGTAACTCCAAGCTCGCGGCAGATTGGCATTACAAAGCGGGCCGGGAAGTCCTCGCGCTTGCTGAACCATGTTTGGAACGTCGATTGGGGAACGCCAATTCTCCGTGCAAATTCGTTATTCTTGATTCCCCTCTCGTCTATTAGTTTGTGAAGGCGATCGACTATCGTCATTGTGATTCCATCCTCTCAAATTTTTTAGTTAAAAATTGGTTTTAGGGATTGACAAAACCTAAAATCCGATTATAATTAAAAATGCAAATCGGAATTTCGATTTATTGCAAGCGGATATTCGATGCATAGTGCACCGATGCGAACAAAAAACGCGATAACGCGATATTCCGAGGGCCGCAATCGAAGTATACCATAGATTAACCGCTTTAACAATCGGTCATACGTTAAAAAGCGGTGGAAAGGAGCGAATATGAAACGAAATCTCATCATGGATAGAACCTGGCTAGAACGCGCCCGCCGCGAAAAGGGTCTTACACAGGCCCAAGTTGCAGAGGCGGCACGCATTACCACAGCCGGGTACAACCGCATTGAGATGGGACTGTTTACTCCGGGTGTAGTCACGGGGATCCTAATCTGCGATAAGCTCGGGATCTCACCGCGTGAGTTTCTTAGCGAGCGCCCAGTCGGATCCGGCAAATAAGGTAAGGAGGAGCATGAGCGTGGTACATAATCGAATCAAGGTTATGAGGGCAGAGGTCGGAATCAGTGCGCCTGCGCTCGTGGAGAAGCTGCCAGACATCACGAACAAGGTTGTTATGAGCTATATAGAACAGGGCCAAGCACTTCCGACGAAAGAAGCGCTGGCAAAAATGTGCGAAGTATTTGGGTGCAAGCCCGATTCCCTTTACAATTTGGCAGACATCGATCTCCGCGCGGTGCAGGAAGAAGACGTTTTCCCAAAAGCAGCATTGAAGATGGCATCGACCAAAGAGATCGCTGTAACGGAGGTGGAGGCAGAGAGAGACAGACACGAGGGCATGGAGCAATTGCGAGTGTGGATGCAGGCCGACGAAAAGGCCGCGCTTTTCAAAGCGGTAAACGGCCTCGGCTACAAGAGTGTTGCGGAATGGTTGCGGGATATGTACCGCCAAACCGTTTTGAAATACCTCTCTTTGGAGCTCAAAGGGAGCAAGAAACTTCATGAAGCGATCCCTCCTACCACAGAAATCAATCCATCGGAAGTTGTTGACTAAATCATACCAGCACGGGAGGAAAAACGAAATGGCTGTATTCGCAGGACGCGACCTAAAAAAGTGGCGCGAAGAGCAGGGAATCAGCGCCGCAGACCTCGCGGAACGCATTTCCTGCGACACAACCACGATTTACCGATACGAAAACGGGAAACTCAAGCCGAATCCCGATGTGATGTTTGAAATTTGTGAAGCACTTGGAGACATAGATCGATGGACAACGTGGATGCGGACGGAGTTCCCGACAAGTTACGGACGGATGCATCCGGAGACTTCGAGCTACACCCTCGCAGGCGCGCTGATGTCAATGTTCGCGGAAATTGGCGACGTTCTTGAATTCGAACGCGAAGCCCTCCGAGATGGAGCAGATGGGAAGATAAGCGATCCGGAATTGCAGGCTAAAATCCACAAGGAAGTCACGGAAATGATCCAGAGCGCACAGAGAGTGAAGAATCTAGTGCATGAAGATTGCAATGCCCGTACAGGGCAATAACAAGCGTCACAAAGTAGAGGTGAAGTGAATGCCAGCACCCAAAAGGCATTACTATTCCGCCAAGGATATACAAGAAATCCTTGGAGTAAGTCGGAGCAAGAGCATCCAGATCATGCACATGTTTGGAGAGCGCGGCCAACTATTTCAACAAGGGAATACGCTCAGGGTAGAAATAAAGGCATTTGAGGCCTGGTGCCGGGAACAGACTAAATCAAGACTCACTTAATTAAGACTCACTTGAGGAAGAAAGGGTGCGCCAAATGGAGGGCAAGCAGCAGAGAGCGAGCGTCATAGTGCTGCGCGGGCATGGCGAAGATAGGCTGAGGCAAGCAATCATGCAAGGCCTTATCAGCGACGATATAGCCGCCGACGTAAACGAAGTGCTCAGGCAGATAGATGCCATAAAGCAAAGTAATAAGCAGCTCAATGATGAATACTGTCAGCAAAAACAGGAACTCGATCGGTTTAGGGCGATTTACTACGACGCGATACTCGGAGCGCAAAAGGCAAAGGCCCGAAAGAAGCGGAATCAGGATGCCGCATATTATGCCATTATTGCCGGAGCAATTTTCATCGTAGTTTTACTGGCATCGGCTATCTGCAGATTGATTTTGGGCTAATTAGGAGGGGAACATACAATGAGGATGACGCTTGAGAAAATCAAGATCTCCAATTTTAAGGGCATCCGAAAGCTGGAGATCGACTTCGGTTCAGTAACCCGCATCAGCGGGATGAACGGCACTGGAAAAACAACTATCCCGGATGCGTTCTGTTGGGTGCTGTGGAATAAAGATTCTCGCGGGAACGCGCCCGGCAGCTACGACTTCCACGAAAAGCCTTTGGATGAGTATGGTGAAGAAATCCACAATCTCGACACGACGGTAGAGCTGGACTGCAGGCTTGACGGACAGCGATTCAATATCAAGCGCACCCAGCGCGAGAACTGGGTCCAGAAGCGCGGGAGTACGGAGGCTGTGTTTCAAGGCAACACTTCGACGTATTGGATTAACGATGTGGAGACGAAACTTAGCGACTTCAAAGCCCGCATTTCCCAGATTACCAGCGAAGAAATTTTCCGGCTTATCGGCAGTTTATCGGCGTTTAACGCCCTCGATTGGAAGAAGCGCAGGGAGCAGCTTATCGCCCTATCGGACGCGGATGTGGACGAGATGCTCTTGCAGCAGGAAAAGTACAGGCCACTCGCCGACGAATGCGGCCAGCGCGGAATCGAGGTTGACAATCTCCGCAAAGTGTTATCGGATCAGCGTAAGCGGACGAACGATGAATTGCGCATGATTCCTGTACGCATTGACGAAGCCCGCAAAGCTATGCCAGAATTTAAGCCTAATGAAGTTCGAGACGCTGAGTACATCGTCAAAGACACCATTTCGGACATTGAGCGAATCAACGGTTATATCGCGGAGATCAAAGCTCAAACAGGAGCAACCGGATACAGCGACCAAATCCTCGCACTTGAGACGGAGGCATTGAGCCTGCAGCGCACAGTGGCTGACGGATACCGCGCAGATATGCGCAAGCTGGAGCAAGAGCGCTCCATCGCCTCGGATTCCTACCGCAGAACTGCCGACGCACTTGCCGACACCAAACGCAGGCTTGAGCGCGACCAAAAAGAGCTTTCGGAGGCAGAAGCCGCCCGCGACGCGCTGCGAGCCGATTACAGGACGGAATACGAGCGCAGATTCGTTCCGCCAGAAACGGATGGCATATGCCCAACCTGCAAGCAGCCGCTCCCGGAGGATATTATACGTGCGGCAATCGACGAGGCCCGCAAAGCCTTCGACGCGGAGAAAAAGGCAAAGTTACTTGACATCAAGAAGCGTGGCACGGACAAGGGCGCTGAGATCACGAGCCTTGAAGAATCTGTGGAGCGGAACGGTGCGGAGATTGCCGACCTCGAAAAACAGCTCACGACAGCAGAGGCAGAGCGCGACGCAGCTTATGAAAAAATCAAGGCCATGCCTACGGAGCCCGACTATTCATCCGAACCACGCATAGCAGAGTTGCTCGGCAAAGTCGAAGAATTAAAGGTAGCGCAAAAAGAATCCCCCAGCGAGAAGATCGCGGAATACGAACATCGCAAGGCGGAGCTGCAAGCCATCGTTGACCGCAACCGCGCCATCCTTGCCCGTAGGGATGCGGGCCTCGAAACGGAAAAGCGCATCCAAGACCTCGAACGCCAGCAGCAGGAAAAGGCAGCGCGGATTGCTGAGCTGGAACAGCTCATCGCTCTGGTGGAGCAGTTCGTGCAGGACAGGTGCCGCGCTCTGGAAGACAGCATCAACGCCAAGTTCCCCACGGTGCGCTGGAAGCTGTTCGAGATACAGATCAACGGCGGTATCAACGACGTGTGTCAAGCCTATATACCGTGCGGCAGCAGCCTCGTGAGCTACGGCAGCGCAAACACCGCGAGCCAAGTAAATGCTGATATTGAGATCATCAACGTGCTGTCAGAGCATTACGAGCTCTACCTCCCGCTTTTTGCAGATAACTCCGAGCGCGTAAACGTCATCGCGCCGACCAAATCACAATTCATATCGCTTGCCGTTTCCACAGATAGCGAATTGAAGATTGAAACAAAGGAGGCTGTTTAACATGACAGATAAAAACACCGCTATTGCCCAGAACGAAACCTCGATGGCCGAACGTTTCACCGGGATGGTGATGAAACAGTATGCCGCGACTGGCAAGTACCAGCCCACAGAGCGCGAAAAACAGCTTATCCGTAACTACTTCATCTGCATTGACCAAACCCTGCAGAAAGCGGAGGCGGAACGCTTGCGCAAGAACGCCAACAACCGCGATTCCAAGTACAACAACGAATTGGCCTACACTTGGAATAACGTCGATCTCCAGGCGCTCGCGCTGGATTTGGCGCACTATGCCCGCGTTGGCCTTGATATGATGGAAGACAACACACTCTTCCCCATCCCGTACAAAAACAGCAAGGGCAACAAGTATTCCATGACGCTCATGGAGGGCTACAACGGAATTCGATATCAGGCGGAGAAGTACGCGCTAGATCCATTCAAATCAGTAACGGTCGAGGTCATATATGCGAATGATAAGTTCAAGCCGATCAAGAAGGACAGCCGGAACCCTGTTGAGGGCTACGAGTTCGATATACCGCAACCCTTTGACCGAGGCGATCCGGTGGGTGTATTTGGCTACATCGAATTCGAAGACCCTTCAAAAAACAAGCTGGTAGTGTTTTCCAAAGCGGACGTTATGAAGCGCAAGCCCAAATACGCCAGTCCGGAATTTTGGGGTGGCAAAAAGAAGATTTGGGAAAATGGAAAGCAGATCGAGGTTGAGATGGAGGGCTGGGTAGCCGAGATGTACGAGAAGACAATGAAGCGAGAAATATATGGCAGCAAGCGCATCCCCCGTGACCCGGACAAGGTAGACGAATCCTATAACTATATCCGGCAGAGAGAACAGCAGTACGAGGATATGGTCATTGAGGCGGAAATCGTCCAGAATGCCAACGCCTCCCCTATCCAGCTTCCAGAAGAACCAGAACCAAAGCACATTGAAAGCGCAGCCGTCGAGCTTCCGCCGGTAGAGGAAGCGGAAGCGATGGATGACTTCGACGCAAACCCGGATTTCTGATGGAGCTGCAGGTTATCGGCACAGGAAGCAGCGGGAATTCCTATATACTTAGCACAGGAGAACACGCGCTGCTGCTCGATGCTGGACTGCCTATCAGAGCCATATTACGGGAAGCGGATTGGAAAACGCTGCAAGGCTGCCTGATTACACACGAACATCAGGATCACGCCAAAGCAGCAAGGGAATTGGCGGGAATGGGATTGCAGATCTACATGACGGAGGGAACATTGGAGGCGATAAACGGAAATGGCGGTTTAACAGCGTTAAACGCCGTTCAGACGCTTTCTCCGTTTGATGTAGGGGAATTCACCGTAATGGCATTTGAAACGCAGCATGATGCTTCTCAGCCCTGCGGATGGCTCATCAGGTACAAACCGACAGGAGAAACCGCTCTCTATGCCACCGACACATACTATCTCAGATACACTTTCCCGGGAGTGGATTACTGGATTGTCGAGTGCAACTACTGCGATGATATTGTAGACGCACAGCAGCGGGCAGGGACGCTCTCAAGCGCGTTGCGGAGCCGCCTCAAGAAAAGCCACCTTTCACTCAGGCGGCTGCTGGCCGTGCTGAAAGCAAACGATCTAACAAAGGCCAAGGCCGTAGTACTCATCCACCTCTCCGGCGAACGCAGCGACGAAAAAGCGATGGTTGCTGCTGTGAAGGAGGTGACCGGACTTGATGAAGTCTATGCCGCCGTAGGCGGCCAGAGGATACAGCTCAAGCAATATCCGTTCTGAAAGGAGCAAAGCAAGTGGCACAAACCAGACAGATCAAGAAGCTGGATGAGCTGATGGACGGCGCACTCACAGAGCGTTTCAACTACGAGATGGAGCGCGTACTGAACAACGTGTTTGACCCGAATACCAACCCCAAGGCCAAGAGGCAAATCCAGATCGTCATCGACATCATGCCGAACGAACGCCGCGACGCAGCGGAGTTCAAGGTAGATGTGAAGTCCAAGACCGCGCCGCCCGTCGCAGTCACACAGACCGTATTCCTTGCGATGGACGACTTCGGCAACGTGACCGCTACCGAGATGACGAATCAGGTCCCCGGCCAGATCAACATAGACGGCGAGGTCAGCATCCCACGCGTCATCGAATTTGCAAAGGCAGAACCGACCGAATGAAGAGGTGAGGCATCATGTCAATCAATACGAGCAGCAACCCCATTTACATTGATTCCGAAACCGCCCGCGCCAAGGAAGAATACCTCGTCAGCGTCGGAAAGGAAATCGCAGAAGCGAAAGAGCAGCCGATCATCGAAGAAATTGACGGACACAAGTATGTGTTCTTCAAAGGCCGCTATGAGCGCGTGAGAACGATTGAGCCGGATGAAGAAAAGCAGCCCGCCGTATTCAAGGCTTTCAGCCTGCAGGGGCTTGTGGACTTCATCAAGGCAGATGTAGACGGCCTGTTCAAAGACCCGGAACGCCGCCACATCGTTCGCGTCACGGACGTTGACAAGGTAGAAGTGCTTACCCCGGTTACGGGCTTTTATAAAAAGCGCTACCTTGTAGCTGAGTGTAATGCGCTTGTACCGCCCATCCCGTTCAACACCTTCAAGGACGCAGAGGATTTCCAGATCATGGTGCAGACGCGCTTTGAGGACACGGAAAACAGGGCATTGGTGCTGAAATTGTCCGGCAGTCTGCGGAACGAACAGACGATGCAGACCGCTGACGATGGAGTGAGCCAGAAGGTGACAATCAACAGGGGCGTAGCCACGGCAGCCGACGTTACGGTGAAGAACCCCGTCACGCTCATCCCGCTGCGCACGTTTTACGAGGTCAAGCAGCCCGCCAGCCCGTTCGTGCTGCGTTTCAACGAGGATTCCGAGGCAGCTCTTTTTGACGGGGACGGCGGAGCGTGGAAGCTCAAGGCCGTCAAGAACGTAAAGGACTGGCTCGAAAAAGAACTGGCCGGAGCCAACGTGGAAATCATCGCGTAAACAGTTGCCGGCAGGGGCGGACACCCTGCCCCTGCCGAGGATTGGAGTGAGGTTATGAGCCAGCATACATTCGACGTATCCGTCGCCATGCAGGTAGGCATACCCGGAGCGGTCATCCTCCAACATCTTCTGTTCTGGATAGAGAAGAACGCGGCAAACGAACGCCATCTCCACGACGGGCGCTACTGGACTTACAACAGCGCCAAGGCGTTCCACAAGTTTTTCCCTTACCTGACACAGAAGCAGATATATACCACGCTGGACAAACTGGTACTTGGAGGCTACTTGCAAAAGGGAAACTTCGGGGAACGCGCCCTTGACCGAACGACGTGGTACACGTTTACAGATAAGGGGCTTGAGCTGATGAAGAACTGCCTGGCAGACAACATCAGCATCACCACGGAAGACCATAAGCCCGAACAGCCGGAGGCAGACACAACAATCGTTGACCTTGAATGGCGAAAGGTCGTGGTTTGTTACGAGGCAAACATCGGACTACTGCCAACGGGAACCTCCGGCGATCTGCTCGTCAGCTACTACGAGGATTTAGGCGCAGATGTGGTATGCAAAGCCATTGAGTTTACAAACAAGGCGCAGGCGCGAAATCCTTGGCAGTATCTACGGGCAATCTTGAACAAGTGGGGCGATTTGGGGATAACGACTGCGGAAAAGGCAGAGGCTTACGCAAAGGATTTAGACCGCCAAATCGCGGAGGCCAAGCGCTACAAGGCCGCTAGCGCAGCGGCAGCAAGGGAACGCCCGGCTATTGATGGAGACTTTTACTGATTCATACGGAGGGATGGGAAGTGGCAACAGATTTTGAGCAAACGAGCATCGCGTCGGCAGCAGCAAACGGCTTTTACAGCGAAGAAGCGGAACGCTCAATCCTCGGAAACATCGTATTCAAGTACGACCGTTACGGTTACTTCCTGTCAGAGCTCGTTGAGGATGATTTTTACACTCAGGAACACAAGACCATCTTGCGAGCCGTTAAGCGCACAAAGGCTGAGGGACTTGAAATCGACCTTGTAACCGTAGGTGGAACGCTGGATAAGATTGACCCAGTAAACGCTGGAGCGCTTTCGGCGGAGCTTATAGCCTGCGCACAATCTTATTCGCAGGCATATCACGCAGAGAGCTACATGAAGATCATCAAGGAGCTTTCTGTCAGGCGGAACGCCATCAATCTCGTGGACGAAATCCAGGTGCAGCTCAAAGACCCATCGCAGGCGATTAACGGAATCATGGACAAGCTGCGCACCAGGGCCGGGGATATGCTCATTGGCAAGCATACATGGGTGTCGATGCAGGATGTGCTTGTCGCAACCTACGAATATCTCGAACGCCGCGCAAAGGGAGATATCGTCAGCATCACGACAGGGATCCCCAATGTTGACAGCGTCATCGGCGGGTTCTTCGGCGGCGAATTGACAATCATCGGCGCTCGACCGGCAGTAGGTAAATCTGTGTTCGGAATGAATGTGGCTATGGCTGCGGCGCGGAAGGGTTTTCACGTGGCGATTTGCAGCCGCGAGATGACTGAGATACAATATGGCCAGCGCATCATATCGTACGAGGGCAGGATTGACGGAATGAAACTGCGCAAGGCAGAAATAGCGGATGAAGACTGGTTTGTAATCGCCGAAGCAATGGAGATCGCCGCCCACAGTCCGATAGACTTCCTATTCACAGTCAGGACAGTAGAAGATCTCCGGGCGGAAGTACAGCGCAAGATTGCACGGGGAAAGCTTGATATGCTTGTCGTGGATTACTTGCAGCTCATGGGCGCTGAGCAGCGATTTAAGGAAGACCGTCTCAGGGTAGGCTACATCAGCAGAGCACTCAAGGAGATTGCCGTTGATTACAACATACCGGTGATTGCATTGGCGCAGGTCAAACGCTACGCAGGCGGAGCACGAGCCAAGATGCCCACACTGGAAGACCTGAAGGACAGCGGAAGTCTCGAACAAGATGCAGACGGTGTCATATTCTTGCACAATCCGTACGACGCAGAGGATGAGTATGTCGACCCGCGTGACAAACCATACTTCAACGGCTACGCAGAAATGGGATATACATATCTTTGCCTCGGAATCGCAAAGCAGCGCCAAGGCAGCACAGGCAAGGTCTGCGTCCTGTTTGACAAAAAGACTATGCGGTATCTAGCAATCGATAGAAACCGCGATGCGCAGTAAAGGAGCGGCCATGGAGAAAGTCAGATTTATAGTACCGGGCGAGCCGACCGGAAAAGGCCGACCGAGATTCCGCAACACGGGGAGATTCCAGCAGGCATACACCCCGGAAAAGACGGCCAGCTACGAGAATCTCATCAAGCTGCAGTATCAGGCACAATGCGGGAGCTGGTGTTATAGCAAAGAAGACGCACTGGGGATGCTGATAACGGCCTACAAGCGGATTCCGGCCAACACAAGCCAAAGGAAGCTGCGGATGATGCTGGACAGAATCATATACCCAGGCAAAAAGCCGGATTTCGACAACATCGGCAAGATATGTTGCGATGCACTCAATGGCATTGCCTTCCACGACGATGCTCAGATTGTGGATGGCAGAGTGATAAAGCTCTACGCAGAGCAGCCGCGCATTGAGGTTGAAATTTGGAGGCTAGGACAAAACGGATAACGCAGAAAGGCAGCAGATAGTATGCGATACGGCTATAAACAGCAGTATGAAGTCGACGCTATTGCGGATTACGCGGAGATTGTGAAACTCTTGGCCAATGCGCATCCAGAGAGCGCAGCGCTGCAAGCCTATCTCTCCAAAGTTAAGCTCACAGCGATCATGCTTCTTGCGAGCGAAATGCGTGAGATTGGTGTATCTGACATTGTGCGGGATAGACTGGATGATTGCCGAGACTGCGAACGGCAAGAAGGGATTCGGCCCTGTATGTCGGAAGGCCTGTATGGCAAATGCAAGTATAACAGCCCGGAATACCGCGCAATGGCAGTCATCAAGCATTTTGGAAAGAGCGCTTTCGGTTTACTCGAACCGTATTTGCCAAGCAACAAAAAGGAGGGGATTTGATCATGACGCGAAAAGAACTTTTGGAATTGGCAACCAAGTACGCATGGGATATATTGCGCACCAGGAATATATGAGGGCAATGAGAATGCTGATTTACGATGAACGGTGCCGCGGCTGCCGGTGCGAAACCTGCCGCTGGAAAGGGGCGGGGAGCCTGTGCCACTACAATGCGTATGGACAGGATTCAAGCCGCTGCTCGCAGTGCATGGAAGGCGTAAGGTGCAGCGAATTGGCGGCATGGAAGGTAAAAAGCTATGCGTGCAAGGGATATGAAAAAAGGTGGATAAAATAAAATGGGCAAAAAAACAAAAATTGATTGGGCGGATGCGACGTGGAATCCCATCACCGGCTGTCTGCATGGGTGTAAATACTGCTATGCGCGTAGGATTGCGGAGCGGTTTGAGCCATATGAGATTTACGACCCAGAAATGGCATTACAGCGCCATGCCATTGCGAACAAGCAATTGATTGGAATTGGAGCGCCATATGTATTGGATTTTCCATGGCAACAGAGAAATAAAAATGGAACCATACAAAACGCGCCATATCCATTTGGTTTTGACCCAACATTCCACCGCTACAAGCTGGACGAACCCCAACACTGGAAGAAGCCGCGAAACATCTTCGTATGCAGCATGGCAGACCTGTTTGGCGACTGGGTGCCGGACGAGTGGATAAAACAGTTGTTTGAGGCGTGCGAGGCTGCGCCGCAGCACCGCTTCCTGTTCCTGACGAAGAATCCTGGCAGATATTGCCATCTTGAACGCGCCGGAATCATGCCCAAAGGAGATAACTTCTGGTTTGGAGCGACGTTCGATCATTCCAACTGGCCCGGCCATGACGGGCCGCATGAGATACCTGGCAGGCCGACGACCTTTGCCCTGCACGGCAAGATGGTGCATGACGCTGGCGATTTTTACTACCCTGCTTATCCTGAGAAGAATCGCTTTGTGAGTTTTGAACCGCTGCTTTACGACATCGGCGCTCACATCGGCAGCACCGGCGCACAATGGCACATCATCGGAGCGGAAACGGGAAACCGCAAAGGGAAGGTCGCAACGCAGCGCGAGTGGGTGGAGCATATCGTTGAGTATAGCGACAAGAACCATATCCCTGTGTTTATGAAGGAGAGCCTGCGTGAGCTGATGGGAAACGACTTTAGGCAGGAATTTCCGTGGGAGGTACAACATGAAAAAGCCTGAAAATCTGCGACTACTAATTGAAGCGATTGAATCCGAAGCCAACAGTAAAAGCCTTAGCGACGGATGGTTGAGGGAGCATGGAAACAACACTCGCGAGGATGTTGGCATCGGAGAATATGCCTACGGAATTGTAATGGTACCAGAGGAGTGGGTGTTGCCATATCTCAAAGAGCTTTACGCACGACTTACAGATATAGGGAGATAGCCAATGACTAATAAAATCAAAATTCTGGGCAGGGGCTATGTTTTCAAATTTTTGCCCGAAGATATTGAGGACGATGTGCTGAAAGATTTTGATGGCTACTGCGACGAAACGATCGGAAAGATCGTTGTCAAAAAATACACCCGAAGCAGCCCCTGCGAAAAACAGGATTTGGTGAAGCAGGAATTGAAAAATGCGCGCCATGAAATCATCCACGCGTTCCTGTTCGAAAGCGGCTTTGCCGAAAATTCGTGCTGGGCCACGAATGAGGAAATGGTTGATTGGTTCGCGAGACAATGGCCAAAGATCAATAAAGCCATATCGGTTGCAAACGATATAATTCTAGGATCATATAAATCGGCAGATAAGATTGCAAAGGAGGGCGAGCCATGAAGACACTTTCGGAATTAAGGGCTACCCCACGCCTCGTGATTAAGTTTTCGAGTGAAGATGGCGGCATAGCTGAGGCGTATTTTTTCTCCAGCAAAAAGCCATACCCGGCTACGGTGATTTTCTCCTGGGGTGGAGGCTGGGATCATGTATCGGTCAGCTTCACGAACCGCTGTCCGACGTGGGAAGAAATGTGCGAAGCAAAACGCATGTTTTTCCATCCAGGGGAAACTGCGTGGGAGTACCATCCGATGGAGAGCGAGTATGTAAACAACCATCCTTACTGCCTACATATTTGGCGGTGCCAGCATTCAAGCATACCAATTCCGCCTGCATGGATGCTGGGAAAGAAGAAGGGCCAAACATTCTCTGAAGCAATGCAGCAAGGCAAGCAAGCATTAGCCGCGATGGAAGATACGCATGCGCAATAAGGCCAGTAAAAGAGTCGAATTGTGTGTAAACGGAAAATTTTAACGCCGTGCCGGATTACATTGAGGAACCGTGAAAGGAGAACCGCCATGAAAGTCACGCTTATCTACAAGCCGGAAGAACGCGAGCTAATTCTGTTCAAACGCTGCATATGGGTTACGATGGGAAAGACAGAAGAACCAAAGAAGCCGCCTTCCAGCAAGCTTCTTCGGCGCGTACTTCGCGCCCGGCACAGCCCTATCCGCGTGCTGAACTTCGCCTTTTTAATTGAGGGCATCCCCAGCAACACAGCTACCCACCTTGTACGCCATGTGCACGCCGTGCCCTTTGTATCCAGTCTACGAAATGACCGGCAGGACAAGATGGACGGCGATGCGGCACGGCGCGACACGCCTGTAGACATGATTTTCTACTGCAACGCAGAAGAACTTATGACCGTGGCAAATAAGCGCCTGTGCAGCAGAGCGGCAAGGCGAACTCAGGAGGTTGCGCAGATGATGTGCGATGCAGCGGCAGAGGCGCTACCGGAAATACGGAGCGAATTGGTTCCGATATGCGTGTATCATGGCGGAGTATGCCACGAGCTAGAAAGTTGCGGGAGGTGTATTCGTGGATAACAAACATCATGGAATTCCTTATCGCAATCCGGAAGGGTATCCGGATCCAACCGCTTATTCAGCCCTCAGCAAAGTGCAGGGAGAAATGGATGATGATTGCATGAGGGTACAACAGTTTATCCGATCGCTGAAAACAATTGTAGACCAAAGCGGCTATGATCTGCTTGCTCGCATAGAGATCAGAGACAGACGGACAGGGAGGTGCTACAGATGAGTAGCTGGGACAGCGAATACTGGGATGCCATTCGAGAGTTAGACAAGGTTCAGCGCAAACTGCGCAAGGCTGATCACGATAGACAGCGATATGCCAAACGTATACAATTCTTGCAGGCGCGGCATGAGATTATCTTAAGAGAACTCGTTGCCTCTAGAAAAGAACTCTACATAACAAAAACAGCCCTAATCGCCTGCGAGAGGGAATTGTTCGACGGGAACATTTAGCGCTATAGGATTCCAAATCTGAATAAAGGAGGGCAATTTTATGCGTAATGATGACTTTATCGATAAATTGGCCAGTATTGCAGCATACAGCTTTATCATCTTATTTTTGTTGCTGACGATTTTCGTAACTATTCTTCCAATCCTGCTTGGTATATTGATTGATTGGCGCTTTATTCTGCTGTATTTAGCGTACTATCTATTGATTATATCAATCAGGAATTTCCACGACACAGGCGAATAGCAATATCAATCGAGTTATGGAGGAACAAAAGAAAGCCTCATGAACATCAAAAATTTTATAAACGAAGTGCACATCAACAGCCGCAACCATGGCTGGTGGGACAATGAACGGCCCGTAGAAGAAATCGTCGCGCTCATTCACTCCGAGTGGAGCGAAGCGTTGGAAGAAGCGCGAGCTGGTAAGCCTATGATTTGGTACGCCTGCAAAGAACAGCCGGATGGCAGTGGCGGAATTTGCAACCCGCAGGACGAGCATGATTGCCTTAACTTCGGCAGGGTTAAAGAATGCAAGTACCACGGGCGCAAGCCGGAGGGCATCGCGACGGAGCTGATCGATGGCTGCATCCGCGCGTTTGACTACATCGGCAAGAAAGATGCCTTTTTCCCCGATGCTGCGTCCACACTGGATGAACTGATCAGCAGCGCACCAGAAACGGAGTATAGGATTCCGCTTCCACGGCTTGTGGCGAATCTCCACCTCAAAACTTCGCAGGCATATACCATGCTGCGGAATGGACATGTTGACCCAGAATTTGATAAGCGAGGATTTTTTATCCTGTTTGAGACCATTGCGCTTGCTTGCGCATGGATTATGGATCAGGGGATTGACGCAGAAAAGCTTATGCTTGAGAAGCACGAATACAACAAATCGCGCCCATATAAGCATGGGAAGAAGTTCTGATGGTTGTTAAACGCGGTTAAACGGCTCTATTTTGCTTTCTGCAACCAATAAGGATAAATGATACTAGAAAAAAACAAGACCGCCCAGAGCACCTGTAAACGGCGAGAAGGAGAAGAGACATGAATAAAGCGATTTTTACGGGGAACCTTACTCGAGACCCGGAAACAAAAGTGATGGCCAGCGGCAAGCCGCGGACTACATTTACAATCGCAGTAACCAGAACTTACCTTAATGCACAAGGCAATCGCGATGCGGATTTCATACAGATTATTTGCTACGAGAAACGAGCGGAATTGGCGGCAAAGTACCTCGCAAAAGGGCGCAAGATACTTGTGGAAGCACACGTTAGGACGGGCAGCTACGAGAAAGACGGAAAGCGCGTGTATACGACGGAATTCATAGCAGACAAAATTGAGTTTATCTCCTCGAAAGACTCGGCTGCATTGATGAATAGCGTGGGAGACAACGGCACAGAGGCTGCACCTGACTACGAAGGGTTTACCGAAATAGACGATGCAGAACTTCCGTTTTAAGGCGCATATGGAGGTGCAAAAATGTTACCACAGCACGTAGATGACATGCTTCGAGATTACAGGACTTGCCTCGGAAGATATAGCTATCTTGATGTGTTAATTGAAGAGCTGCGAGACATTGAAAAGCTTACCGAGATAGATAATCGCGTTGAAATCATCAATGGTAAAAGCAGCGCGATGGATGGCATGCCCCACGGTTCAACGCCCGGCAATCCAACAGAACGCGCGGGCATAGCTCTCGCCACGGGTTATGTGAGCAAAGACCTTGCAGACCTGCGCAGCGAAATCTCCAAACTAGAAGCAGAGCGCAGCCAAAATTACAAGGTTGTTCTGTTTGTGGAAGCTTGGCTAAAAGGCCTCAACCGCAAAGAGCGTTGGATTATAGAGCGTTTTTTCTTCGATGGGATGACCTACCGAGAGATCAATGGCCTGTATCGCGAGCTATATGAAGAGCATTGTAGCAAAGATTCTCTCCGAAGATTAAAAAACGCAGCGATGTCAAAAATATACGATATGGCGAGATGAAAGTGCAAATACGCTATTTAACGAGTACGTGCGTGCGTTTCACGTGAAACAAAATCGCAAAACGGATTTGCAACCGATTTGCTATCAATTTGCTACCGTTTTGCGACTTTACAAACCGAATTTTTCGTGCTATAATTATCATCAGCGAGAGCAGCACCCAAGCAAGACGGTTGCTGCTCTTTTACGTTGTGCCGTAGAAAGGTGGTGTATAGCGTGAAAGCGGCCGTATATAAGACCATGAAATTGACCGACCTGATTCCAGCGGATTACAACCCCAGAAAGGATCTACAGCCCGGCGATAAGGAGTGGGAGAAGATCAGCGATTCCCTGCAAAATTTCGGACTGGTAGAACCGTTGGTATACAACGAGCGCAGCGGACACATCGTTGGCGGCCACCAACGAGCGAAAATTCTCGCATATCAAGGGCAGACAGAGACTACGGTTTCGGTGGTTGACCTGGATGACGATGCGGAGAAAATTCTTGCGGCAAAGCTGAATCGTGTTCAGGGATTCTGGGACAGTCGGAAGCTCGCAGAGCTGTTGACAGAGATCAAGCAAGCGACCGGCAGCATCGCGGAAACGGGTTTTGAGGATTGGGAGTATGAGAGCATGACGCAGGAATACGACCACATCGAGAATTTGCTTGAGGATGATTTTTCAGACGCAGGAAAGAGCGAATCCGACACCTTTGCGATCACGTTCACTTTCCCGATGGAGGCCAAGGAAAAAATCGACGGATTCATCTTCGACGAAGGCAAAGATGCCCTAAGAGATATAATAATTAAATATATACGCAGAGGTGAAAAGTAAATGCTCATAGAAAGACGATCTATCAAAGAGATAGACAGAGCAGCTTACAATCCCCGCGTAGATTTGCAGCCGGGAGACGAAGAATACCAGCAGCTACATGCCAGTATACACGAATATGGACTGCTTATACCGTTGGTGTTGAACAGACGGACAAATCGTCTTGTGGGGGGGCATCAGCGGCTTACGGTGCTAGAAAACAGTGGGGAAACCGAGGCAGATTTTTCCATCGTCGATCTGGACGAGATCCAAGAAAAGCAGCTCAATATCGCACTCAACAAAGCGCAGGGCACGTGGGATGACGGAAAACTGGCCGAATTGCTCAATAGTCTTGAAGACAGGGCTATTGAAACCGGCTTTTCTCTTCCAGAGATTGAAAGCCTGCAGAGCCGCATCGAAGATGCGCTGGACATGGATTTTCTGGATAGCGAGCTTGAGGCGATAGAAGCCACGTTCAACGTCACCATCGACTTCCCCATAGAACTAAAGGACGAAGTCGGCGAATGGATACGCGAAAACAGCAAGCAGCCGCTCGTTGAAGCGATGATAGAAGCCGCCAGAAGGGAGGAATGACACATGGGATGCAGTTGCGGAAGCCAAGTCATCCTCTGCAATCTGCCGGTCAGGATTGACAGTTATATCGGATGCAGCCACGGATGCCGCTACTGTTTTGCTCAGAAGAAGCATGACATCAGTAAAATCAAAAGAGGCGACACCCCCCAAAGCCTGCGGGATTTTATAGAGGGCAAACGGGGCTATGAAACGCATTGGTGCGATTGGAAAATCCCCATCCATTGGGGCGGCATGAGCGACCCGTTTCAGCCCTGCGAAAAGCTGGAAAGAGTGAGCTACGAATACCTCAAGATCTTCGCAGAAACTGGATATCCGTTCGTGGTAAGCACCAAGGGCCGGCTGGTTGCTGACCCGGAATACCTATCGCTGCTCGCTAGGTGCAACTGCGTGGTGCAGATCAGCATGGTTTGCAGCAAGTATGACAGGCTGGAGCCTGGAACGCCAAGCTACGAGGAACGCCTCGCAATCGCAGAAATGGCATCCAAGTGCGTCAAACGCGTTATTGTGCGCATACAACCGTATATGCCAGAGGTATTCAAGGACGTTATTGCAAACATCCACCGACTGGCGCAAGCAGGTATTTATGGCATAGTCTGTGAGGGGATGAAATTCAGCAAGGCGAAGCCGGGTATGGTGCGAATTGGTGGCGATAGCTGCTACCCAAAGGCGATATTGGAGCAGGACTTTTTGCAGATTAAGCAAGAAGCCCACCGCCACGGCCTGCGCTTTTATGCTGGAGAAAACCGCTTACGGGCTATGGGCGATGATATGTGTTGCTGCGGTATTGATGGCCTGCCCGGATTCAAGGGCAACGACTACAACCTCTGCATGATTTTGAATGGCAAAAACCCAGAACCTACCGAAAGGATGAAAATCACCGGTACAGGAGGGTGCTTCAAAAGCCTACGACAGAGCGCGGGAACGACAGACAAAATTGCACGGCAGTCATTCTACGGGCTAATGCAGGAGGAATTGAGCCAGAAGCCCGACTATTACAGGCGAATTTTCGGCAAGGGCGATGAATAGCAAAAAGCTCCATTACCTGACCCCGGTGCAGCAGGTTGACGGCATGTACTTCAAACGCGAAGACCTTTACACACCATTTGGCACGGGAGAGGTCAACGGAGGAAAACTCCGACAGTGCATGTTGCTGGTGAACAAAATCCACAAGGACTACGAAGGCGTTGTCACCTGCTGCTCAATCCACTCGCCGCAAGCGCCGATAACAGCAGCAACCGCCAGAGCATTTGGCATGAAATGTACGGTACTTTACGGTGGAACAAAACCCGAAACGCTCAGGGCATTGCCAATGCCGAGACTGAGCATGAAATACGGCGCAGAGGTGAAAATCGCAGCACGGAGCGGGCGTAGTAATATATTATATTATATAGCTAAGAATCTAAAAAGAGTAAAAGAACATAGAGACTATATAATATTATACGGCATCAACCTCCAAGAACACGAGGATATTTTGCTGGGAGCAGTCGCAGCCCAGACACGCAATCTACCGGATGAAATTGAAAATCTTGTACTGACTTGCGGGAGTGGAATAACAGCCATAGGGGTTATTGCAGGGCTAAAACAGTACGGCAAGAAGGTCAAGCGCGTTCATCTCGTGGCAACAGCGCCGGACAGACAAAAACTGATTCACGGCACTCTGCAAAAGTATGGGGCAGACCGGGAAATCGAATACCATGACCTGTTTCATACTCGCGGCTTTTCCTACGAACAGCCATTCCGCTCTGTTTGGGGAGGAATCCGGCTACACCCAAACTATGAGGCGAAGACGATGGCATGGTTTGCAAAAAGTGGCTTGCGGCCCAAAGATACACTGTTTTGGATAACAGGCGCAGAGCCGACCGCCACTAGATGACGGGAGGTGATGGAGTGCCTAAGCGTCAAGATCCAGAAACCGCTCCGTGGGAGCAGCAACCGGGAGAGAGTGCAAAGGCGTTTGAGGCATTCGCCATCTACCGGGATATGGGCGCAGAGCGGTCTATACGGAAAGTTACGCGGCAGCTAAACAAAAGTTTGACGCTGATTGGAAAATGGAGCAGCGCCAACAACTGGCCGGAACGCGCCCGCGCATACGACATGGATTTGGACAGGCAAGCCCACGCTCAAGCAGTCCGTGAAGTACGCAACATGGAAAACCGACACATCCGAATCGCCATGCAGCTGCAGGCCAAGGCATTGGAGGCGCTGGAGCAACTGGACGTCGCAACGCTATCTCCCAAGATGCAGCTCGCCTTCCTCGCGAAGGCGACAGAGATTGAACGCATGAATCGCCTTAGCGCAGCGAACATGGATTCCACATCAAGAAAATCTGCTGAGGAAGCGCGAGATATTCAATCAGGCATCATCACACTCGCAGAACTGATTAACAATCCGGAACCGAACCGCGAACCATGGGACGATTGATGGAGGCGAACCAATTGGCCAACTATGCTCCCCTTTGCCGAAAACAAACGGACTATATCCGCCGCTCGCAGAAATGCTGGCTGAATGTAGCCGAGGGCGGGAAACGCGCAGGAAAGAACGTCATGAATCTTATCGCCTGGGCCGCCTGCATTGATGTTCATCCAGATAAGCTGCATCTTGCTGCTGGCGTTTCAATATCCGCCGCACGGCTGAACATCATTGATTGCAACGGTTTCGGCCTGGCATCGATTTTTCGGGGAAGATGTGTTTATAAACAGTACGAGGGGCGCGACGCACTCCACATTAGCAGCAAGACCGGAGCCAAAATTGTGTTGATAACGGGCGGCGGGGATGTTGGTTCTGTCCCGAAAATCAAGGGCAACTCTTACGGCAGCATTTACGTCACGGAAGCGAATGAATGCCACCCCGATTTTATAAAAGAGTGCTTCACGCGAACCATATCATCGAACGACAGGAAGCTGTTTTTCGATCTGAACCCTAAACCGCCTGCGCACTGGTTTTACCAAGAGATCCTCGATGTCCATGACAAGGCGTCGAAGGAGATCCAAAACTATGGCTATAACTACGAGCACTTTACAGTCTTTGATAATCTATCCATCACAGACCGGCAAATTGATGCACTCTTAAAGACCTACGACCACGCATCAATCTGGTATCAACGCGACATACGCGGACTTAGGACAAGCGCAAGCGGACGCGTTTATACGTCCTACACGTACGAAGGAACCGCGATTACAGCCAAAGAGCTCCGGGGCATGCGGTTTATTGAGTTATCGGTCGGGATTGATATTGGCGGCACAGATGCTACAGTGGCGACGCTCACTGGAATTACGGAAAGATTCGAAAAGCTCTGCTTGATCGACGGGCTATACCATAAGCAGGGAATTTCGGACAAAATGGATGAGGCGACATACGCTGCTATGGTAGTTAATTGGCTTGTCCCTTGGGCAAAGGTGTATCCATCCCTGGGAACCATTTACGTAGATAGCGCGAACAAACTTTTTCGCCGCGCGGTGGAAAAGCAATTGTTCTCCAGCGGTCTTGCTCGCATGACGGTTCGAGCCTTCGACAAAAGCGATGGGATCCTATCCCGCATAGAAATGAACTCTATGCTTCTTGCCCAAGGAAGATTTAAGATCGCATCGCACATGAAAAAGTGGCATGAAGCCTACCAGATGGCCACGTGGGACTCCAATGAGTACACCAAGGGCGAGTGGGTGCGTGTGGACGACGGCAGCTACCCGATAGACTGCCTGGATAGCGCAGAGTATTCGTTTTACCCGCTGAGGCGCTTTCTTTTGTAAATTTGTGTACGCCTTTACGCTGCTATAAGCGGCGGCCCAGCGACACTTCCTCTCGCGCGGGGTGCCCGCCTGTCGCGTATGTGCGCTTTTTTGTCTATTTTTACGTACGAGAATGCGATTCAAGGCGGGCTATTTTAGTATATACAGGAGTATGCAGGAGGGCGAGCATGGATTATATGCAGGAAAACAGCTTGAGCACTTGCCTCACGGCGAAACAGGCGTGGGATGAGCTGCAAAATTACAAAGCAAACTACTACCGCAAGTACGCAGCAGCATACAGCGGCGAGCGCTTTGAGCTCATCGCAACAGCAGAAAGTGGCTCCTTTTGGAAACGCAACGGAAAGTGCCGCGTGCATGTCCCGATTGCCGCCGATATTGCCGCAACCAGCTCCGATCTTCTGTTCAGCGAGGAACCGCGATTTACCTGCTATGATGAAGCAACAGAGGATAGTGAAGCCGCCAACCAACGCAGGCTCGATGATCTGATAGCTGCAAATAATGTACATGGCTTACTGAACGAAGCTGCCGAGGCCAACGCCGCCCTAGGGGATGTGTACCTTAAGCTCAACAGCCGATCGGAAGAAGTACAGCATCCCATACTTACCGTTACGCAGGGCGACTGCGCGTGGCCCGAATACGTTCTCGGGGTTCTGAAGTGCGTCCACTTCTTCGACGAATTGAAGCGGGATTTCCAGAAGGGCATCGTTTGGCGCATATACGAACGATACGAGCGCGGGAAGATTACCATGTCTGTTTTTCAAGGTTCATCGTCAGACCTCGGCACAGACGCAGGAAGCGATATGCTCGAACAGCTTGGATACCAGCATGAAATGCAGATGCCAATTGATGATATGCTGGCCGTGCACATCCCAAACATCAAGCCGAACCGGATATACCGCTCCAGCGTTCACGGAAGATCGGATTACGACGGGTTACGCGACTTGATGGATTCGCTCGACGAAGCCTATTCGAGCTGGATGCGTGACATACGGCTAGCGAAAGCGCGACTTATCGTTCCTGCGGAATATCTACGCCGCAAAGCATCCGATATGTTCAGGGAAAACGAGTATACTTACGAGTTTGACGAGGACGTTGAAACGCTGGTTGCGCTCGACATTGACCCACAATATGCGGGAGGCAACCCAATTACACCGAGCCAATTTGCAATCAGGTCCGCAGAACACGCGGCGACTTGCGCGGATCTGATTCGGAGTATCGTTACAAATGCTGGCTACGCGCCGCAAAGCTTTGGGATTGGAATAGAGGGAAACGCACAGTCGGGTACGGCGCTCCACATCCGCGAAAAAAAGTCTTTTAACACGCAGGGCAAAAAGCAGACTTACTGGAAAACGCCGCTCGAAAACATAATGACCGCCATGATTCATCTGGACGCGGCCCTATTCCCTGGCATGGGAAGCGAAAGGGACGACGCTGTAAAAGTCCACTTCGCAGACAATATGGCAAACGATATCGCCACAACAGCCAACGCCATTGAGATGCTCCACAGAGCAGCCGCGATTTCGACTGAAATCAAGGTGCAGATGCTGCATCCGGATTGGACGAAAAAGCAAATCGCAGAGGAAGTCGATCGAATTAAGGCGGAGAACGGTCTGGAAATGCAAGAACCCGACATGTTTATGGGCGACCTTGACAATCCCAACGCTGGGAATAATGGAGGCGAGGATGGTGACGAATAATGCCGATTGCTGTTTCCGCATACGAGCACCTTGCCACTGAAATGCTGGAAATCTACGAGCAAGCCGAAACTCGCATGCTGGGAAGGGTTGTGGCGCGCTTGAGCAAGGGCGTATCTGAATCGGGCTGGACAGAAAAGAAGTACGCGGAAGTTACGGCAGTTCGGAAAGAACTGTCTGGCTTGGTAAGCAACCTGTCACAGAAGCGCAAACAGATGTCAGCGCAGTTCATTGCAGAAACCTACACAGAGGGCGCAGAAGCATTCATTGCAGAAGCTCGTTCGTTTAAGGAATGGGCCGGCATAACGGGTTTTTCGCAGAATGTTGCAAAGGTTGCTTCGATCCTATCAGAACTGGACGAATCCCTTGATGCCGCCGATAGGATGATTCTCCGGCAGGCAAACGATGTTTATGCCGATGTGGTAGGCAGGGCCACATCGCTCGCCGCCACAGGCACAATAACCGCCCGCGATGCCGTAGCCGATGAGCTGAAACGCTTTGCGGATCGCGGCATTACATCCTTCGTGGATAAAGCTGGCCGCCATTGGGAGATGGCAACATACGCAGAAATGGCTACCCTCACCGCAATTGAGCGCGCTACACTAAGAGGATATACGGACACAATGCAGACGTACGGATTTGACCTTGCTGTTATATCATCCCATGTTGGAGCTTGCCCAATATGCGCCGCCTGGGAAGGTGTTATCGTTTCCGTTTCTGGCAACAATCGTGAGTATCCGTCGCTAAGCGACGCAGAAGGCGCGGGCGTGTTTCATCCCAGATGTTTGCATCATATATCCACATACTACGAGGGGATTTCGCGCAACACCCGATCACAACCGCGCACGGTACAAGAGCCCTCGAACGGCTACTCGGCGCGCGTGCAGCAGCGGCAATATGAACGGGCTATCCGGCGCTGGAAGCGAAGGATGACCGTAGCAACCACTCCGCAGGAAGAACGCACTGCGTATGCGCATGTCAGAGAGTATCAGGCCAAAATCCGCGCATTGCGAGATACTTACAATAGCAGCGTACCAGAAAGTGTGGACTGGCTGCCGCGAAAATATTGGCGCGAAGGCGGCGAAACCAAATTGAGCGCAGCGGCCAAGAAGCTTCCACCAGTTAAGGTAAAAAAATAAACTACAGGAGGTGTATTGCTCATGCCGAAAGCCACTTCTACAACAGGTTCCGTATCGCGGAACACTGTACTTTCCGACGCATATGCAGGCGTAAATACTGTTCCTGCTTCTATATCGCTCTCAACAGAGGATGCCGAGCAGATCTATGAACTGTTCAAGAGCGTTGAGGCTGCCGACAGCCATTTCCATACGTGCCAATCAGTGAATTTCCGAGACTACATCAAGGCGGTCTATAAAGCCCCAAAGGTCAGCGCGGCATTTGCTGGATTGAAGCAGAAGATTTCAGCCCTGAAGGAGGTGTGAAAATGCTCAGCGAAAAGCCCGAAAGCAAGTCTGTGAGAGTCAGCGCAGTCAATGAGGACGGAGATGAAGTCCTAATATCAAGTGCAACCTACAGCGAGCGGAGCATCAGCGTATCTTTTGAGATGCTCAACAAAGAGTACTGCGCAGCCCATACAGCCGATGTACAGAGCGCTATTACGGCTTTCATTGCCCGCCTCAATGCGTTGCTCGTTGATAGCAACTTACCTGCTATCGTAAGCGAATAAGCCAGCATATGAACAATTTAACGCGTTTAACAATGATAGAAACGCCATGCTAAAGCAATGGCGTTCTTATATTGCCCGCCATAGGGGTTATCTATGGCCTGCCACGCCGGATGAGTGCCGGCATAAAAACTTAGCAGGAGGAGATATGCAATGAATTATGATTACCTCAAGCCGATTCTTGGCGATGAATTGTTCGCACAATTTACCGAGAAGATGAACGGCGCAACTGGCGTTACCCTAGTCAACACTGCCGACGGCTCCTATATCCCAAAAGCGAAATTTGACGACACGAACAGCAAGGTCAAAACGCTCAACCAGCAGATTGCAACGCTCACCGCCCAGCTGCAGGAGGCGCAACAGCATAGCGGCGATACTGCCGCGCTGAATGCCAAGATCGAGCAACTTACTGCGGACGTTGCCGCGCGTGATGAGCAGATTGCAAAAATTGGCCTGCAGTACCGCATCAAGGACGCCCTGCGCGGCATGAATGCACGCAACGCCGATGTAGTTATGCCGCTACTTAAGATGGATTCCATAAGCGAGCAGGACGGAAAGCTAGTAGGCCTTGATGAGCAGGTCGAAGCGATCAAAAAGACCGACGGCTATCTTTTCACCGATTCTGGCCGCCAACATGGGAATTTCGGATACGGCGGCTCACTCGAAAATCAGGGCAGCGAAGAAAGACACTCCAGCGCAGACGCTAACGCGGCGATTCGAATGGCCGCTGGCAGGGCGCAATAAACGATTTCGACTGCGATTACGATTGATTGGAGGAATTGAATCATGGCTATTATTGACCGCACCGGCGCAGCCGTACTTATCCCCGAAGAAAATTCGCGGGAAATTTTCGAGCATGTTCCCGAGCAGTCCGTAGTGATGCAGCTCATGCGGCGCTTGCCGGATATGTCGACCAAGACGCGCGTTCTCCCTGTACTATCCAGCCTGCCGATGGCATACTGGGTGGACGGCGACACCGGCTACAAGCAGACCACTTCCCAGGCGTGGGAAAACGTCAAACTGTACGCAGAAGAGATTGCGTGCATCGTTCCCATCCCGCAAAACGTGCTAGATGATTCCGACTATGATATTTGGGCGAATGTCCGCCCCCGGCTTACCGAGGCGATTGGCGCAACCTTTGATAAGGCTGTGCTCTTCGGCACCAATAAGCCCGCCAACTTCCCGGATGGAATCGTACCTGGCGCGACCACTGCCAGCAATACCGTTGCTCTGGATAGCAGCGAGAGCCTGTATCAGCAGCTTCTCGGCGAAGGCGGCCTTGCTGCGAAGATCGAAGAAGATGGCTATGTTCCGAATGCCTATGTAGGAGCCATTGCCATGCGTTCCAAGCTGCGCGGTTCCGTTGATGGCAATGGACTTCCCATCTTTGGCCGCGCAGTATACCGCGATGGCGTTGGAGCGCGATCCACTTACGAACTGGATGGCAACCCCATACTGTTCCCGCGCACGGAAGTGATGGATGCCTCTAAGGCGCTGCTGATCGGCGGCGACTGGAATATGGCCGTGTGGGCCGTACGCACCGACATCACCACTACGCTCCTCCGCGAAGCAGTTATTCAGGATCCAAGCTCCAAGGATATCGTGTACAATCTCGCGCAGCAGGATATGGTGGCCCTCCGCGTGGTATTCCGCGCCGGCTGGGCGCTGCCGAACCCCGTAAATCGTGTGAATAGCGACAAGGCGACCCGGTATCCCTTTGCGGTGCTTACGCCATCTGTCGGCGGCTGATTCATGGGGGTGTAACGCTTGAACAGATGCAAGCTCATCATGCATGTGCCAGTTATGGGGCGAGTTCTCCCTTCGGGAATGGTGATTGACGCGCCAGATACCTACAAGCATAAGCTCGTTGCAGAGGGCAAGGCTGTATGGGTAGAAGCTGTTCAGGCGCAGGAGAGTTACGAAGGGGGCAGCGGCGAAAGCTCTGCTCCCGTTTCCGCCGCTTCCGAGAGAGGGATAAGGCGAAAGAAGGTGCTGTAAATGGCAGATGTGCATATCGTTTGCGCGGCTCCCACGGAGGATGAACTGGAAATGATGCGCGATAAAATGCGCGCCTTTATATTCCCGAACGATCCTCATACAGAAGTGCAAATTGCAGCCTTTGACAAGGCTTGCACCTACCAGATTGCACACGAAAAAACCATAGCGGCACAATGCGGAGACAATGCCATCCCCCAAGGCACCCAATCGTTTCAAATTGGCGATTTCTCGATGGACTTCGATACTGACGCGATGGGCGGCATGCTCACGAAGAAAACGGTTTGCCCGGCAGCTTACGGGGTTTTGCTCCGCGAGGGGCTGATGTACAAGGGAGTAGAAAGGTCGTATTGATATGGCGTTGATTGATGCGTTCCTTAAAAACACAGCCAGAATCAGGCCGTATGTGCGCGATGCTGGCGGCGAGGTCATTTACGGAAGAGAAGAACAGCGCAAGTGCAGGCTCCAGCGCGGCGGGAACCTTCGCACAACCTACAAAAATCCCGATGGTCAAATCGACCAAGTCCTTGCGAACGCGAAGATGTTTTGCACAGGGCGGCCTATTCCAACCAAAAGCATCGTGAAGTGCGATGGTCAGGAATACGTCGTTATGCGCTGCGATGTGGCTACTGGATTTGCGGATGACCATTTGGAGGTGTACCTTGAATGAGCGTGAAAGTGAAGGTCAAGCTTGACAAGCAGCTTGTAAGGAGCATCACCAAAAGTGGGAGCAAAAGGGCTACATGGATGGCTCTTGATCACCTCGCATCTGTAAGCAAGCAGCAAGTCCCGCTCGACCAAGGGCCGCTCAAAAACTCATGCGCCGTTGACGTAAACGACGATGGAAGCCAAGGAACCGTAAGCTACGATACGCCCTATGCCGTCGTTCAGCACGAAAACACTTGGTATCGCCATCAGCGAGGCAGAAAAGCCAAGTATCTCGAAGACCCCGCCTTTGACAGCAGCGTCCAAAAGGAAATGGCGCAGCTCGCCCAGCAAGGCTTCAGCGCAGAAATGGAGTGATGCAGAATGAATTTAATCGAGCAGTTTGCGAGACATATTGAGTTCTGCGGCTTTGGGCGCGTAGCCGACAAAGATGTGGATGGCGGCATCTTTTGGGGAACAATGCCTGACCAGCCGGACAATGCCGTGTGTGTATTTTCAACAGACAGCGCCTACGGCGGCTCTGACGATGGCGCAAGGATTCAGGTTATCGTGAGAGCAAAGACCACCAAGGCGGCATATGAGCTGTCTCAGAGCATCGTTGAGGAATTGGCGGACTTTGACGGCTATCTCGCTGGCGATGGAGCCAAGGCGCAAATTGAGGTCATCAGTGCCTCTGCCGGACTTGGCGCTGACGAGAAGCGCAGAGACTTGTATTCCAGCAATTTTCTAGTGCGTTACTGTAATTTTTGACCCGCATCTATCGCGGGAGAACGGAGGAAAAAGCTATGGCAAAGGGACGCAAAAGCGGCTGCCCCGTAAACATCCGAAATTGGCTTGTATACATCCTTGATGTTGCATCCAATGAGTATATCAGGATTTATGGCCTCAGCAGCTTGACGCGGAATATCGATAGCGAGACCGAAGACGGATCCGCAGACACGGAAACGTGGAGCGAGCCGTATGTTACCAAGCGCAGCGGGAGCATTTCGCTCGAGGGCCGCGAAGTTGTGCTTGAATCGACCGGTGAAAACGACCCTGGGCAAGAACTTCTGAATAGTTACGCGGAAGTGGCCGGATGCGACGCAGATGCTACGCTCAAGTTTGTAGACCCATACGGACACGCATTCATCGCTGACTACATCGTTACCAGTCGTGAAATTTCTGCCGACGATACCGGCACTACGTTGACGTGGGATTTGGAGCAGGTTGGAGAGGCGGAAGTCCTCCCCTATGTTCAGGTCACTGGGGTATCGTTTAACGACGGAGACTCCGCCGCAACTAGCGCTTCTTTGACGGTCGGCGGTGCGCCAAAGATCATTTCTGTAGTGTTCGATCCGGAAGAAGCTTCAAACAAGCGGTTTAAAATCACAAACAGCAAACGTAGCGTTGTCACCATCTCGAATATTACCGAAGATGGCTTCACCCTTACTCCGATGGCTGCCGGAACGGCTACGGTTACCGTCACTACAGCCAATGGTGGAAAGCGCGCCACGCTCGAAGTTACTGTATCTGCCGGTACGTGATCGCACCAAGAGGGAGCGCTGCTGCAGCGCTCCCTCTTAAGTGAGTTTTATAGAAAAAATAGGAGGAATAATCATGGGGAAGATTTTGAATTTTGATAAATTCATTTCCGAGAAGAAGCAAGAAACGATTACCGTAACGATAATGGGCGAGGAGTATTCCGTGCCGATGGAGATCCCGGCCATTGTACCGGTTATGATGGCGCGTGCCGAATCCATGGATGGTCAGCAGCAAACGCGCATGGTGATGCTTGCCGCAGATGCGATGCTTGGTGCTGAGAATGTAGACAAGCTATGCAACAAAGGATTTAGCGCAGCAAATCTTGCTGCCCTGGTGCAGCAGCTTTTTAAAGAGATTAACGAAGGCTCGTCCGACGAAGATGAGGACTCCGAAGAAGTCACTGACGAGGATAGCCGCATTCAGACGGGCGAAGGCAAACGTGCAAAAAAGTAAACATGCTCCACATCTGGGATGCAGTAGAAGCGGATTTTTGGCGCGACTACCGAATCAATCTTGTGGAGCAAATAGACAGAATATCTTGGCGGCTGTTCCTCGTGCTGCTCAACAATCTTTCCCCTAATGGAGCCGTGGCCATAAGGATTCGATCGGAAAATGAGCTAGTGGAAGCGGATGAGAAACGCGACGAGCGAGCGGCAAACGCATTTTTTTCGTCTATCGTATCGGTATAGCAAAAGCAGGGAGCGGCACACCCCCCTGCTTTTGCTGAATCGCGCTCAGGCTTATTCGACATAGCGGTGTATTGTCCTTGACCTATTTCGTTTCCCATCCAAACGGGGTTATTTTTGTATATTCGTTTCCATCATCCCGAATTGGTTCGATGTACAGATAGATATATCCGTCTTTGGCCACGGACGATACAGTGTGCATATCGAAGAACGCTGCACTCTCAGAGGATGATGGATCAGAGCGCTCGAGGGCATTATCCACCCCACAAATACGTAGGATGGACTCAAGCTTTTGCTCGCTTACACCCGTATAGATAGAGCGTATGGCAGCCGTTGCGATGGATATAAAGCTCTCCGCTGCTTCTTCCGAGGACCCAATTGGTATCCGCATCGTAAAAAGCACAAGCTGCCACCAATACTCATTTGATGAAATGGAAATACCGGCATCTTCATCAATGAGTACGAAGCGATCTTCTGATGAGCTTGCCACTTCATTCCATGCATCTTCTTTGTGAAACCTTGAAATTGCGTCACAATAAGAAGCATCAATCTCTGCAAGCTCAGCATTGAAACTATCCATGAATGACTGATACGACGGAACAAAAGTCCCTTCAGATTCAGCCATGCAAGATGGTTGCAGCACGAGCAGCAAAGCAAACAATACGATTGCGACTTTGTTCATCGCGGTTTCCTCCTTCACAAGCAAAGGTTCTGCTATACGCGCCAGCTGTTACCACAGCTCTGACAAATGGCTTCCTTGTGATGCTGGAAGTTGGTCTTGCTCTTGCTTTTCCCAATTAAGAGCCACAGGCCACATGTGCAGATTATCAGGAATGCGCGCCCGATTCCCCAAAGGCAACCGCGCTTCCGTGTGCGCCCAGAATCTTGCACCATTGTTACGGTTACGTTGGTGCTGCCGCAATTCGGACAAGTCATGAATTGTCACCCCCTCGAAAATTAACTTAATTATACCATATATTGGCACTTAAGTAAAGTAAATTAAAATTTCGTCCCAGCGCATGGAGGTGGTACGCATGGCGCTAAAAGTCGGTGAGCTATATGCGTCGTTCGGCATTGATACATCCAGCCTGAACAATGCGATCAGCGGCATTGAAAAAAAGTGTAGTGAGATTGCAGGCTCGCTCGCTAAGACTGGCGCAGTGCTTTCAACTGCTATCACCGCTCCTATTGTTGCGTTTGGCAAAGATGTTTTCAACGTAGGAACGGAGTTTGAGGCGCAAATGTCGCGCGTCCAAGGCATCAGCGGCGCAACCGCTTCCCAGCTCGAATTGCTCACTGAAACTGCCAAGGAATTGGGCGCATCGTCCGTTTACTCCGCATCTGAAGCTGCGGAAGGTATGGAATATCTTGCTAGCGCTGGTTTTGGCGTAAATGAGATCATCTCCGCCATGCCCGGCATGTTGAACCTTGCTGCTTCCAGCGGCGAAGATTTGGCGACCAGTGCGGATATTGCAGCATCTGTACTGCGCGGTTTCGGCATGGAGGCGGCAGAGGCCGGACATGTGGCCGATGTGCTTGCGTCTAACGCTGCAAAAACCAATGCGGCTGTATACGATACGGGTGAAGCAATGAAGTACGTCGCGCCGCTTGCAAATACGATGGGGCTTTCGTTCGAGGAAGTCACGGCTGCAATCGGCCTTATGTCCAACGCTGGTATCAAGGGTTCTCAGGCCGGTACAACGCTGCGCGGAGCGTTTTCGCGGCTCGCAAAGCCTACTGACGTTATGCTCGAAAAGATGGACGAGCTTGGCATATCATTCTATAACAGCGAAGGTCAGATGAAATCCATATCGGATATCGTGGCTATGCTGCAAACGAGCATGTCGGGGCTTACGGATGAGCAGCAGCAAAACGCACTTGTTACGTTGTTTGGCCAAGAAGCCCTCTCCGGCATGATGGTGCTTATGGAGGCGGGCCCCGAAGCGCTTGATGAACTTGCAGCGGCATACGAAAATTGCGGCGGCGCAGCGCAGGATATGGCCGATGTAATGCTGGACAATCTTAAAGGCGACGTAGAAGGCTTGAATGGTTCCCTTGAAACGCTTAAACTCAATCTGTACGATAGGTTGTTACCGGCCATGCGTGGAGCTGTTCAGGGCGCATCCGGCTTAGTGGATGGCTTTAATGCGCTTGACGATACCACAAAAGATGTTGTGTATAAGGTTGCCGGATTGGCAGCCGCTACAGGGCCGCTTATAACGGCCCTAGGCGGTGTTGTAGCGGTGGCAGGAAAGCTTTTGCCCGCAATGGCGGCACTTGTATCCCCGATCGGGATTGTAGCTAGCGGCATTGCGCTCTTTGCCGTTGCAGCAGTGGATGCAAATAACGACATCGGCAAGGCATTTGCGCAGCTCAGCAAGAAAGCCAAGACGTCACTCAAAAAGTTTAATAGCAACATTCAATCTTCGATGCAAACCATTTCAAAGCGCATCCCGGCCTTATCTGCATCGATTGTTGAAGGCATCCAAAACATTATACCAGAGCTCGCGGACACGGCTATGCTTGCCATTACGGGCTTTATGGACGTTATCGGCGACAATGCTCCGGCTATTGCGGATGTAGGGAAAAGCATCGTAACAAGCTTTGCGGATGGAATCAGCAGGAATTTACCCAGCCTCATCTCATCTGGCGCAGAGATGATTGCCGGGATAGCATCTGCAATCATCCGGAACATCCCAGAAATCATCGGAGCGGCAGCGGAGATTGTATCTGCCATTTGGAATGGAATAAAGAATACCGATTGGATTGCTTTAGGAAAGGAAATAGTCAGTGCAATCAAAGATGGAGTATCCGGACTGAAAGATCTTATCCTCGGCGATGAAGCGACCGACACTTCCACATGGGCCGAAGCCGGTTCAAAAATTTGGGAATCCATCAAAAGCGGCTTTTCCGCCACCGGCGATTGGCTCAAAGAGCTCGTTCTCGGTGATTCTTATACCCCGGATTCCAGTTGGGCCGACGTAGGCAGCCGGATATGGGATACCATTAAAAGCGGTATCTCCGAAGCCGGAGACTGGATCAAAGAGAAGGTGCTGGGCGATTCGTATACACCGGACACCTCGTGGGGAGAAGTTGGCGCTAGAATTTGGGATGCTATTAAGCGAGGTTTTAGCGCTACTGGCGATTGGATCAAGGAGCTTGTGCTCGGTGATGATTTTACCGCGGACAGCTCGTGGACAGATGTTGGTGAAAAAATCGTTGGCAAAATTGCGGAGGGCTTATCGAGCCTGGATCTCTCCAACGAAGCTATAGCGGCAAAAATTGGCGACATGTCAAACATCGCCAGCGCTCTGGCAGAAAAAATCGTATCAGGCAAAGTGGATTTCGTCGCCAAAGCAACGACGTTCATTACAAGCTTGATGCAGGGCTTTAACGGAGTTTCTCTGGATGGGTTCTCGGACATTTTCAACCTACTTGCTAGCAGTATCATAGACGGCATCGGCAATGGCATAGAAGCCATTGGAGATGCTGGCGCAAAAATCATCGGAAAGATCGCGGATATTCTTGGCAGCGAAGGCTTTGCTGATTTCGCGGAATCCTTGAAAAATATCGCTGCAAGCCTCATCAGTAAGCTCGTTGAACAAATCCCCAAAGTGGCGAATGCGGCGTCTGATATCATCAGTGCAATTGCCGCCCTTTTCAACAGCGAAGGCTATGAACAGTATTTGGGTGGAGTGGTTGACTTCGCAGGCGCAATCATCGATGCTCTGGTTGAGGCCATCCCGGAGATTGGAAACGCCGCGAATAGGATTGTTGGAGCAGTTGGTGAGTTGCTTACGGGAGACGCGATACCGACCTTCCTCGGCGAAATGACAGACCTTGCGAGCGCCATTATTGATGGCATTGTAGATGCTATCCCGGGATTGGTTGATTCGGCGAAGAACATAGTAACAACGATAGGCGATACCTTGAAGGACATGGACTGGGCAAGCATTGGAGATAAGCTCGGCGGCTTTGCGACTGCGTTGCTGGACGGGATAATATCTGCTTTAGAGGCCCTAGGTTCATCTGATTTCGCTGGACTTATCACGGCCATTGGCGATGGAATTATAAGCGCGGCAGAGGGGCTGGCCACTGCCGCTGGAACGCTCGTAGGGAAATTTGTGGGATTTCTCCTCGATCCTTCGAACCTTGCCAAGATAGCGCAAGTCGGCGTGCAATTTATTGCGGAGCTGGTTAAAGGCGTTATTGGCCTTGGTGCCAGCGTGATTGAGGGCGCGGCTGGCGTACTGACGAATGCGATTGTCGGATTCTTCAGGGGCATTTTTGGCATTCAAGTCGACCCATACGTGGAAGAGATGATGAATCAGTTCTACGATATGGAATTTGATGTACCCGTTGAACGCTTTGATGGCCTAGGGAAAGCGTGTGGCGCGGCGCTTATAGACGCGATGGGGGCTACTCTTACGAGCACCAAAAAATTGGAGGATGCTGTATATGCATGGGGAGTAGCTGTAGAAAATAAATATTCGGAATTCATGCCGGAATACGAATGGCTAGGCAACGAGAGCGTAGTTAACCTATATAGAGGGTTCCTCAGCGGGATGGAATCCAATACGGCTACTGCGGAGGAATCCGCAAGAGCAGCGGCGCTACTTATTGGCCTTGGATATGGCGAAAACCTTATAAATGCGCTTGATGTGCAACAGCCTGAAGTTGCTGCAGCCCTGTATGAAATGTTTGAAAGCGATAGCTTTGTAGACTTGCAGCAGCTTGCGAGCGAATTTGGCTATGAGATTGGAGACCTCATGGGAATTAGCATCCCTGAGGGATATTCAATGGCAATTGTGGACGGCAAACCGGCCATCATCCAGAAGAGCCAAGAACTGATTGCGGCCGGTGAAGCGGCGATTGCAGAAGGATGGAACGCGGATGAACTCATGGCGGGTTTATGGGATCATACATTCCGGACTGCTTTCGCAGAAATCGCAGAGTGGAAGCCAGAGCTTGTGGCGGAATTGGAAGGACTTGGAGTTGAGGCCGGATCGCTACTTGGCGTTGCTTTGCCGGATGGCGTTGCCGAGGGACTAAAAAGCGGACAGCTTTCCATAGAACAGGCGGCTGCGGAAATCGCCGCGGCCGCGGCGATCACGCAAGAAGATGTTGCACAAGTCGTAACAGACAACACCGCAAAAGGCGAAGAAACGGGGCAAGCAGTCGCGACCGGACAAGACAACGCACAACCATCAGTAAGCGAAGCAAGCACGGGGTTGCATGATACCGTTACTGGAGCGTTTGAGCCGCTGCCAGAAGAGCTCACAGAAACCACGGATGCAGCGATGTCCGGCATGGAAACATCCATCCTCGCTGGTAAAGCGCCCAGCGAAGCGGCGGCCTTGCAGGTATCGGATGCAGTAGTACAGCAGTTTGTTCTCAACATGAGCGAAGCCAATGGCGTTGAAATCGGAACAAAGTGGGTAAATGCCATAAGAACCTCAATTGCATCTAGCTCCGGAGTTCTTAGCAACGAAGCGTCCAGAGCGGCAAGAACGGCTGTGACGGCTGCAAGCGCAGCCTTGTCCGCCAGCGCCGGAAGCGGTATCGGAGCGAACTTCGCGCGCGGCATAGCGGCGGGCATTCGCGCCGGGAGCAGCGCTATATCCGCCGCCGCACAAAGCGCAGCACAGGCAGCATTGAGCGCTGCCAAATCGAAGCTCGGGATTAAAAGCCCATCGAAGGTTGCGGAGAAAGAAGTCGGCTGGATGTATGATGCTGGTATTGCAGAGGGCGTGCTTGGCAAGATTGGCCTGATTCGGAGTGCAGCAGACAAGGTTACTTCCGCTTTGCACAATTCCTTCCTCGTGGGCGACCCGTCCAGAGGAACGATTTATTCATCTGGCGATACCATTCGTCAAACTGCGAGGCAGACGGCTGAAGCCAACAACGAGGGGCAGTCTGCGCTCGAGAGAGCAGAGGCCATTGGCCGTGCCATAGCCGACCGCCTGATTGAATCCGGAGCGTTGGACAGTTCCGTGTACATGGATGGTGATAAAGTGGGCGAAAAAGTAAGCAATCCAGTCAGCCGGGCGATTTCGCGCAGAACCCGCCAAACCATCAGAGGACGAAGCGCTCAGGGGGTGATGGCTTGATTTTCGGAAATGTGCACCTTGCGTCTTTTGGACATTGCAAGGTAGTGAGCTGGAAGAACAATATATTCGCGGACTTTGAGCGCAAAGAGCTTTCCTATCGCGGGAGAGTGCTCGCGGCTATTGAAGTGCCCACCATTCGAAGCATTGAAGCCACAATCCTTGTCAGGGGCAGTACCATAAAGGATACCGACAAGAAGCTAAACGACATCGGTAAGTGGCTGTATGATTCTGGAACCGCCAGACTGTTCGCTGAACGCGATACAACCCATTACTATATCGCCCGCTGCACTTCGGTTTCTACCCCGGAGCGCAGCGGGGCTTCGGCGCGCTTTACCGCTGTTTTTACCTGCGCCGACAATAGGCTGTACAACACTTACAACGATCAGCCCATTACTACCGCTACCAGCAACATGAGCAACTTCGCATTTGCCGGAAAGCATTGCTTAAACGATATGGGCTGTGTATTCGTGATGGACAGCATGGATGCTGTCCCGCCCGCAAAAATCAATACGTATGAGATTTTGGGCCAAAGCGGAACGCTACGCTATGATTCTGGCGAGGGTATTCTGTACGAGGAAAAATCTCTTTCCGGAACGCTTTACTTTGTGAAGCATAGCACAGATGGCCTGATGAGCGAGGAAGAAATCACCACTAAACTCCACGCCGTTGCTGCATGGCTTGGAAACTCCGGAAGGGCGAGGCTTGTGTTTGACAGCGACATCAGCCGCTATTACGAAGCAGAAGTCGATGGCTCCCAAAGCCTTAGCCGCAAAGACTGGGAGAACGGCTCAATCAAGCTTAAGATGGTGCTGCAACCATATAGCTGCAGCATTGAGCAATTTACAGTGCAACAATCCCTTATCTTGAGCGCAAGCACTGCCGGGGAAATCAGCCTGGCAGCGCTTGAAATAGGATATGTTACTCCGCTCATCATTGAAATCACCAACCAAAGCGCAACGACGATTACGGATCTACGCATCCAGTTTTACGATGAAAAAGATGTACTAAAAACCATGCGCTTGCAATCAGCCGGATTTAGCCTTCCTAGCGGGCAAACACTCTTGATAGATAGTTCATCTGGGGACATAACGCAGGACGGTTTAACAGGCGTTCAATGGCTAAAATCCGGGGATTTCCCCGTCGTATCTGTAAATGGAACACGAGAGATCAAGCTTATATCCTCTACAGCCGCAACATTGGGTGTAGTTGTGAAGTGCAATGCGAGGTGGCTCTAGTTTGAAACCTAGAATCTATAACCGCGACATGGAATTGGTTGGCGTTCTTCAGAATGCTACATCAATCGGATATACGCGAGCGCACAATGATCTATTCACAGCATCATTTGAGCTCCCGCTTGACGATCCCAAAACCTCACTGTGCGATACCCATTCCATCGTAGATATTTTTGATGGCGAGAGCAGCAAAGGAAAGTACAGGATTTTGGACGAACCAGAAGCGGATGTTACATCATCCGGCCAGTTTGTAAAGTATTCCTGCGAGCACGTTATAGCATTCCTGTTGAATGATGTAATCGACGGTTATCTTGAAATTGGGGGAACTGGCATTACGACCAGAAACGTTATTGAAAACATCCTTGCTCGCCAGACTGTAAAGCGCTGGCAGCTCGGAACGTGCGACTTCGACTATCAATTTCAGTACTCATGGGAAAACACAAACCTACTTGATGCACTGTTCTCAATCCCGACCTGCTTTGTTGATAACTACCATTGGACGTATGATACAAATTCATACCCATGGACGATTAACCTTGTCCAGCAGAACACTGACAGGTCGTGCGAAATCCGCAGGAAGCGGAACATGCAGCAAATCAAGCGCGAGAAAGATTCTTCCGCGTTGTGTACGCGTCTGTATTGCAAGGGCAGCGGCGAAGGCGTGAATCAGGTTGGGATTGCCGAAGTGAATGGCGGCAAACCATATATCGATGCAGATACAATTCCGTTATATGGAGTGCTGGCCAGCCACTATATTGATTTGCAAGTAACAGACGCTGAAACGCTCCTTGCGAAAGGGCGCGCAGTGCTTGAGGAAGTGAAGCACCCGCGTTATACCTACAAAGCCAAGGCTGTAGACCTTGCAAAAATCACAGGGCTGGATTGGCATGCTTTCGATGAAGGCAAATATGTGCACCTGATTGACGAAGAAAAAGGTATCGACCTCGACGCAATGATCATTGAGGTCGGCAAATCTGATGTGGATGGAGATCCGCTGGATATAGATGTTACCATAAGCAACAAATCCTCTGATGTATCAAGCGCAATAGAGGATTTGTCTCGCAGAACGGCTATAACTGCGCAGTACTCGCAGGGTGCCACCAATCTCTATGCCCAGCAATACGCCGATAACGCTGATGCCAGCCATCCAGCCACGATGCGGGTTTATGTTCCTCATGGTTGCGTCAAGATCAATCAAATGCTGCTTTCTTGGAGAATTGATAGTTTTAGAGCCTATGAAACCGGTGCTGCAGCCGGGGGAGCTACCGTTACCACAACCGAAAGCGGGGGTGGCAGCAGTGAAACTACCAGTGCTGGAGGAGGAAGCGAAACAACCAGTAGCGCCGGAGGCAGCACGCAGGTTATCGTAGAACAGCGTGTTAGTAGTACCAACCTAGCGGTTGGTGCGCCGTTGCGGAGCGATACCGGGGCGGAGATGTATTATGTTGATGACAACAGCGCGCAGACAACTGGCTCCGCGGGCGGGCATTTGCACAATGTGCTATCGCACAACCATAGCTTTTCGGATAGTTACACGCTTGCGTGGGGACACAATCATTCAGTCACAGATGGCGGCTTGGCCAACGGGACGACCGGCGGCGTAAACAATTATGCCGCAAAGGTGATCAACGTCAGCGGAATGACCGGCTCCGCAACGGCCACTACCAGCAGCGCGGCAGGGCATTCACATACTGTTTCGGCGCATAATCACTATTTCAGGCATTTTCACACAGGGGCGGTTACTATCACCATTCCTGGGCAAACTGTAGATATTCCATCACATAGACATAATATCACTATTCCTTCGCATTCGCACGGCATAACCATCCCTTCGCATTCACACTCACTTACCCTTGGTGATCATACGCACAGAATTGAATATGGGATTTATGAAGGAGGAATAGCGAATGCAATAGCATTAAATGTTGATGGGAATTTGGTACCATCGTCCGAGGTGGAAAACAATGAGATGGATATAGTAGCCTATCTCGACAAAGATTCCAACGGGAAAATCACCCGCGGCACGTGGCATGAAATTCAGCTCGTACCAAATAGCCTGTGCAGAATAGAAGCAAATCTATTTGTGCAGACTTTTATAACGTCTTATAGTGGAGGAAATTATTAGGAGGCTATATATGAGGTATATCATATTCCACCCGCAAACAGAAGCTCTGGATGCTCTTAGAATCCCAGAATCCATCAATATTACATTGCTTCCTGCCAGTTTGGAGGATATTTTCGAGAGCGGACTTATGGATGAGAGCGAGCGGGCCGCCATTGTAGCTCCCGGGAACAGCTTCGCTATTATGGACGGAGGCATTGATGAGGCCGTTTCCGCCGCGTTTAGCGGCCTACAAGAGAAACTGCAATATATCATTGCCAACGAGTACTTTGGCGAGCTGCCCGTAGGATGCGCAGTATCTGTTTCGCCGCTGGAGACACCCTTCCCTATTGTGATTTATGCGCCAACAATGCAGGTACCTATGACTATAACGCATACAGCAAATGTGTATTACGCAACTTTGGCAGCACTCAGGGAAGCGAAGCGGCACCATTGCGACGCGGTTTATTTCCCGATATTAGGGGCAGGCACAGGGCAAGTTCCGCTTGAAATAGTGGGTTATCAAATGCGCGCCGCCATCACCGCCAGTATGAAGCACCTTTGCAAGAACGACATTACATGGGAACACGCCGCTGAAAAACATCACCTTTGGCACGAACTTACCGGCATCCCAGAATGAGGGGGAGTTAGATGAACTGGATAATCCGGCAAACCATCGATCTTACTCGAGGATTTCCACCTGCAAATGTTTGGCCTGACGTGTTGATGATTCCTGGTGATGGGGATGCACATGTTTGGGAAATAGCCATTAACGAGAGGGGACAACCCGCCAATCTTGATGGATATAGTGTAAGTGCATTGTTCGTTAGAGAGGACAAAAATTCCATTTATATTGCGGGAAACTCAAGCGGAAATATAGCATCAGTGACATTAACACAGCAGTGTTATGCTATTGCTGGACAACTGCGCGGGATCATGCGTATTTCTAAAAATGGGAACGTTTTATCAGCGTGTGAAACATTCTTTTCAGTTCGAGAGCCTGTCCCTAATCAGTATATAGACCCGGGCGAGATCATTCCATCGCTAGAGGAGCTACTGGCGCAAATGGATGCACTTGAGCAGCTCGAAGAGGATGTTTCCGCCGCTGAGGCGAAGCGCATTGCGGCCGAGCAGGAGCGAGAGGCAGCATTTGCGCAGTTTAAGGCGGATATTGAAAGCGGCGAATACGATGGAGCGACGTTCACGCCGGGCATGAGCGCGGATGGTATGCTGTCCTGGACGAACGACAAGGGCCTGCCTAATCCGGCCAGCGTGAATATCAAGGGCGCGGATGGGCTATCTGTTGAGCTGCGGCTATCTGGAACGTATCTGCAGTGGCGGCCTACTGGCGGGGCGTGGCAAAATCTCGTGGCGCTTTCCGCCATCACCGGCCCGGCGGGCGCGGATGGCGCAGACGGGCAAAACCCTACCATCAGCATTGGCACGGTTACGCGCGCGGAAACCACCAGTGAGGCAAGCGCGACACTCACGGGTACATATCCGGCCTATGTGCTTAACTTAGTGTTGCCCAAGGGCGATACAGGCGCAACCGGCGCAACTGGCCCCACCGGGCCCAGGGGCGGCGATGGCGTATCGCCCACCATTGCGGTGAGCAAATCCGGCAAGGTGACGACCATCACCATTGTGGATGCGGCTGGTACGCATACCGCCACCATCAACGATGGCGCGGACGGCAGCGGCACGGGCGATATGGTGCGTGCAACATACGATGCCAACGAAAATGGCATCGTGGATGATGCGGAAAAACTGGGTGGACAGCTTCCGGCCTACTATGCCAGCATGGACGATCTGGCTGAAAAAGCTTCGCTGCCCGTGTCCGATACGCCGCCGGAGGA